GTGTCGAACTTGATCTCCTTCCCTCGGTGCTCTCCCTCGAGGATCGTGTAGTCAACCTCGAGGTTCTTGTTCCCAGCCGTGCGCTTGCTGTCCTTCATTTCCACACGCTTCACCTGTACGACGTACGCCCCTTCGGGTAGCGCTTCTGGCTCTTCGATGTTTTCCAGGTCGACGTTGATTTCCACAGTCCCTATCCTTTCATGATGTGTTCGAACGCCTTGCTCGGATTGTCCTTTGGGACGAGTATTCTCGCTGGAGCGTTTGGCACCCTCGTCTTCGACGTAAAGATGGAGTCTGGTTGTGTAACGATGAACCGTTGGCCTGCTTCCCCTTGCGCTGAACCTGGCGTCATTCTGTACACCTCGTCCATCAAGTAGCACAGTTCTGCGCCTAGCTGCTCGCCTGGCAGCTCTGGTACTCCTATGAGGCGGCCTGTGTTGGCGTCCTTCTCGACCGTCTCGGCTAGGGTGAATATGACCGTCTTGCCCTTCTGAATCAGGAGCCTGATGCGTCTTGTGATGTTCCGCATGCGCTCCACGGTGAGGTAGAAGTCCTGCATTGTGGTGAGCTCTGGGTGAGGCCTGGCGCTCGGATTACTCGCTACGCTGTTCAGCTGTACGACACGACCGAGCTCGGTGGCACTGTCGACAATGACTGTATCGTGCTCGATGTCCTTCTCCAGGAAGTCGATGCCGGCATTCAGCTGTTGGTACGTGACGGCTCGGTATACGTCGGTGTCCCTGACGTTCTTCACCACACGTAGGCCTGCTTCAAAGTCGAAGGCAAAGCGCCTACTCTTCGTGGGAAAGCTGAATGCAAGAGTCGTCTTTCCAACGCCCGCTGGGCCATAGATGGCGATGCTTACTGCTTGGGCATACGACAGTTCCTCAATTGAAACGAGTCCTGGAAGCCTACTCGCCTGTTCTGACAAAGCCTGGCCTCTCTACATACTTCATCAGGTTTCGGAAGACGTCTTGGTGTTCAGTTTCTGTTGACACGTTCTATGACCTCCTCTTCGTGCAACTTTTCCTTCCTGTGGAACTCCGATGTTGGATGGTCAACGAACATCACCCTATCAGGATTGAGGCATAGGACACGCATCGGACACGTACCATAGTTAAAGCAGCTGTGAGGGCTGAGTGGGAACCTATTCTCCTCGAGAGCGTCTGTGATCTCCTGGGCGACTTGCATCATCTCTCGGTGCCACCTGTCTAGTTCAGACTGATCAAGTGGCACAAAATCTCGGACGACGTAGGGGTTCTTTGTGGTCCGTACGATGTTGACAAGGGCTCCCACAGGATGAAGTCCTTTTCTACGCTTAGCCCAAGTGTAACCGCGTACCTGATCGTCCAGTTGGAAACGTCCAACCAAATCGCTAGGTACCTGGGTTGTGAACTTGGTTTCAAGTACCCACTCCTTACCTTCGAACTCCACGTACGCGTCTAGCTCACCGACGAAGAAGGCGTGTACCTTCATCTTCCCACTCGTGCTGATGATGACTCCAAGGTCTTCGTTAATGGCCTCTGAGAAGCCTAGGTATTTGATGGGCTCCCTGATGTACGTGAGGAAGTAGTGTTGGAGCGCATCGCCTAGGAGCGGGAGCTCTTGCTTATACGCCTCTTCGACCAGCGTGTCACCAATCCTCTTATCGCGCGCCCACTGATCAAGAAGCTGATGCCCAAGAGTGCCACGATGAAAGGGCTCATAGTACCCCTTTGGCTCAAGGCGCTCTATGACCTGCCAGTACCACTTCTTGTGACACTGTTGCCACGTCTGTCGACTACTATGACTGAGCAGCAGGGTCTGCAATTCCAGCCTCCTGGAAGCCCTTTGCACGCACTTGACAGCTGGGACATTCACCACAAGGCACCTCACCACCCTTGTAGCAGGACCATGTTAGTTCGAGTGGAGCGCTGACTCTCTTTCCAAGTTTGATGACTTCTGCCTTACTCAGGTAGTTCAGTGGGGCAAGGATTGACACTGGCCAGCGAAGACCAAGACGCAAGGCGTTCTGCATAGCCATGAGGAACTCGGGACGGCAGTCTGGATCATTGGTCCCCATGATTCTCACTCGTGGGGTTGGACTGTCGCATCTCTCTTTCGAGAGCCAGATCGCTCAGTCTCTTACGGTGCCCTTCAGTAGCTTTCCTGTCCTCCACGATGAGCGTCATCCGAGTCTCTCCATCCATAGTGCTGAAGAAACGCACGAACCTATCTACCTTCTCAGCACGATAGGTTCTGATGTAGGGTCGGATGAGCTGCAGGAGTGCCTTGGCTTGGTGGCCGTACACTTGCCAAGTCCAAATCTCTTGCTTGGCCTTGAGTGACATTTTGCCACCAAACCATTGGCGGAAAGTTTCAAGCAAAGCTCTGTCCTTCTGCTCGATACTTACGTTGCCAAGGAATCCAGTACTCGTCGTGTAGAACGAGCAATGTCCATCAGCCTCGAAGTATCCTGCGAAGTACGAGAGCTCTACCTCACTGAATGCTTCCGCAGTGTAGGCCCGACGTACCTTGTCGTACGCTTGACGGCCGTCCACCTCAATCAGATCTGGTTTAGAGTGGGCATCCATGTCAGGCTGCTTGCCTCAACCCACTGTAGTCCACTGCATTCCAGCCACCGCATACGTAGTGAATGCGCTCAGCATCGGCGATGCCGCCAAGCATAGCTAGCATGACGATATTTCGACCTGGCACGTACGTCTTGCTGACAGCGTGACCGAACTGGTCGATGATCGTCTCTGCAGCGTCACTCTGGTTGAAACCCTCTCGGGGCATGAGAGCCGTCGTTCCACGCAGGTGCTCGAAGTCCAGCTTCAGAATGCGAGGCTTTGGCATGCCGAGCGCTTCACATAGGACCTGGCTGTGCGCCAGCTCCTTCGCGTGACTTTGTCCATACTGGAAGTGTACTGTGCCCTTCACATCGAAGTCGAAGTGCCTGCAGTACGCCAGAGCGACACAGCTGTCGAGCCCACCACTGACTAAGACGATTGTCCTCTTATCATCACTCAATGTGTGTCCTTTCGTTCACTTGTTCACAGCTTGCCACTTCTTGGTTTAAGGAAGGGCCCCCATACAAGCAGGCCCTTCCCCTGATTACGCAGCGCCCTTCGTTGGGATCAGGCCCATCTCCTTTGCCTTGGCGAGGAGAATTTTCCTCTTCTCCTGGTACTTCTTGTGCGCGGCGTAGATCTTGTCCTTGTTCATGTCATAGTACTTCTTACGCCGCTCCTTCGACTTCTCCGACTGATTGTACGTCTTGCGAGCCTCTCGAACCTTCTTCATCGCCTCGGGATCGTTCGCCAGAAGCTCGTTCCTCTTCTTCTGGTACTCGACCCGCTTGCCCTTCTGCTCGAGGAGCTTCGCTACTGCGTCTCGGACTTCCTGCTCTGTAGGCTCGTATTGCGTCTCGGTAGCCACTACCAATCTCCTTCCACCCATCCGTTCGGATGAGGTCTGCTAGCTGTGAGCTGCGAAAGACTCTCACACGACGCGTCCACTTTGTCAGAGCGAGGTCTACAAGGTCCATTCCAGTAATAGGACTGTACCGGACGTGGACCTTGTCATCCGTGTACATAACACCTCCACCACTAGAGAATGTTTCCTTAATCTCACCCCCCAACGCTTCGTGGAGTTGTTGAAGAACACTTCGGTGATTGCTTTGCAGCATTAGACCTGTGTCCCGTAGGAAACTATCCACGTCTTCCGCGGTGAGGACTGTTTCTTTGACACGCCACTGTCTTCCAGCCCTGGTGACCTTCTGCAAGCCATTGGCTGAGTGGTAGCGCATGTACCCTTGTTCTTCGTTGTACAGGATACCTCGGTAGCCAAAGTCCTCGATCACCTGAGCGCTGAGAGCACTGGCGAGGAGCTGCGTGCGGCTGGCCTTACTATTCATCATCATGTGCCCATTATAGGGACTTGTCAAGTGGTTGTCAACTTTTAATTTGGGGACGTCCCGCGAAGCTTCAGGAGCTCCCTCTCTAGCTCGTCGTTTCTCTTCTGTAGGTCCAGGCACTTGGCTGCGAGACGCTCGCACTCCCTACGGAGTGCCATGACCTCCTCTCTCTGTATGCGTGCTAGGCGCGCGAGCTTATTCACCGGCACTGATCTGCTCCATGAGCTCATCGTACATCTGACTTCTCCTTGACGACTTGCTCTCGAGATACGTCAACGGATCCTGCGATGCACATCTGGTGCTCGTACGTCGCACTGTGCTCGAGAGCCTTTTTAAGCTCGTGAGTCTTGAACCCACAGCCGCAGCTGATCTTGAGGTCGATCGCCTTGGTAATCATAGGAGCCCCTTCTCTCGAGCTTGCTTGATGATCATCTTCTCTCGCTCAGCGCGTGCCTTCATGTACTGCTTCCTCTTCTCACGGATATCGGGGCGCGTATTGTACTCTCTCATGTACTCCCGACGCTTC